ATTTACCATCCCGATACGATGCAATTTTTATTTTTGGTTTAAACCATGTTTTACGCAGTATTTCATCTTGCGGCCTTGCCAGATCAACAACAGCAAGAACTGGGTTGTTATGTGTGGGTGGAGTGTTGACGCTATTCCACGGCCTATCAAGGCGGTAAATTTCCTCAATAGCTTCATTTTCTTGTTTAAAATATTTCCGTCGCTCATCTTCAGTCAGCGGAATTTCATGTTTTGATAATTCACTAACCATTTTGTACATCCTTCCATTTTGCCCAATTTAAAATTTCTTTAGTTCCAGCGTTTGGCAAATAAATCACCATGCGCTCAACGAGGTCGTAAACATGCCAGTCGTATTCATCCAGACCGTGTTCTTGAAGGCCATCAAATAGCCCTGTTAAGGTATCGTCATGGGCGATACGATCTTCCATACCGCCATTAGGTTCACCCTTTTTCCAAGAAAAAAGCATGTACCTCATGATTTCTCCTCCAGTTTTTTTGTTAATTCAATCAATTTAATTTCAGCATTGACGCGAAGTGTATTCATTTCATCAAATTGGTGATTAAATCGGTTACAACGTGCAGTCATAACATTCAAGTCATGCTTGACCTTATCCAGTTCCTCTTTGCGTACCCAGACTTTATTGAATACGTCTGGCGTACAACTACGCTGTGCAATGTCTAGCTTGGCCTTCAGCTTCTCATTCTCATAGTACATGGACAATCCAGTCTTGCCCGCCTCCTCTGCCGCATATAGCGCCCCTGTAAGACGTGAACGCAGGTGAATATTTTCAACACGCAATTTTTCATTGACGTCAAAATACCCAAACAATTTTCGCCAAAGTGGTTTTTTTGGCTCTGGCTGTTTTGGATTAGTGTTATACCAATCGTATTGGCTAAGTTTTTCTAAACCGATAATTTTATTTTCTTTTGTCATCTTCATGCCTCCTTCGCTTTTGCAACAACTTTCAACACCGGAAATGGTGCGCCTTCTTTTTTGCAAGCATTGTAAAGTTTCATCTGAGCCTCAGTCACGCCGTACTTTTCTTGCAACTGATCGTAGTCAATCGTGGAGCGCTGCGAAAGCGTAACCTTGACATTGTAGTCAATGCCTTCAACCAAATCTTTGCCAGTCTCTACGATTTGTGTCTTGAGAAATTCCAACTCGCTGTCAATCATGTCGCGCTGAATTTTTAAAGATGCGTAACGATCTGCGGCTGGTGTGTTTGGGATATTCATTTGCACTCTCCATTTAAAATCTGATCGGCTCGTTCCGATAAATAGATGTTTAAATGAACTTGACGCTTATGTCAAGCGATACATGCTGATATTTTTCTGAGCGCGAATATCCCGATTATTCCATGTCCAGCACTCGCCGCTATCATCCTGGAAGCACACCCAAAGCAAATCGTGCTCGGCTCCATAGTCAATCATAAAATGGCATAGCGCCTTCCCCTTTGGGGTATCCATTGGCATTGGCGGGTCTAATTGAATGATCATTTTAATATTTCCAATTTAACTTTTGCTGTTCCTGATTTAAGCAAGCCTATGCAAGCGGCTGCACCCCTTGATAAATCAATGCTTCGGCCTGTCCATTTGGCTGGCCCTCGATCTGTTATTTTAACTGTAACTGATTGTCCATTTTTAACATTTGTAACATGTACCATAGTGCCGAACGGTAATGTGCGGTGTGCTGCGGTTAGTCCGTTTGGATTGAACCTTTCTCCATTTGCTGTCCGGCGCGATAGATATTCACCTCCACCGTACCAGCTTGCGATTTCTTCGGATTGAGCTGTTGTTGTCAGCAACATGAATGCAATTAAAAATTTAATCAATATTTTGCGCCTTTCTCCCCTCCCAAAGTTTACGGATTTCAGCCTCGATGTGTGGCCTAATTAAAGCTGGAAGCCTAGCTAAAGCTGCCCTGCGAGCCTCAATGTCCGGCAAGTCTAGCACAGAACAAGCCCCTTGGTAAATATACAGGCTACATGCCGACTGGATGGACAAATCTTCATCCTCCATCCTGCGTTTCCCAGACAATATATCAGAGATTCTGTCCGATGGCCGTCTGCAATTTACCCAGATGTCTGTATTGATTTTTTTCTTGGGTTTTTTCAAGATAATCCTCAAATGCTGCAATAGCTGAATCTGCACCAAGGGCAATACATACAAAAGAACCCATATCTTGTGCGGCTGTCAAATATTCTTGCTGTCCATCCTGCCACGCTGATTTCGTATGGTCACGGCGTTTAATCTCGCATATAAATGTCGGAGCACCAGGGATAATAATGTCAGATGCACCCTTTGTCATGCCCTCAGCTTTTTGAAAAGACACTTGCCGAAACGACCGCTTGCCTTCATTGCGCGGGTGCAGTGCTATCAAGCCCCACGTTTTAGGCCATTGGTGGCGTAGCCTGGCAAAGAATGTTATTTGCTCCATGCCCTCTGTGGCACACTCGCCTCGATAAGACGTGTCACCATAAATTTTAATGTGCATTGGGAATTTCATCTGCGCTCCTATTGTAAGCATAAATTTTATAAAAACCGCTATCTGGGTTTTTTTCATATGTAATTGTTTTTGGCTCAAAGCCATTTAACGATAAATATAAAGCCTTATCTTGCAAGCCCTTTGCCCATTTAGGGTCTTTATGCACCCAGAACGTAAACGATCTGTATGGTGTCACAACGGCTATGCGCCACATATCTCGTCCCGACTTGCTGATCGACGAAGCCACGTCCCACTTTAAAACCTTGTCTGTCTGACGCCGTGTAGGATCACGCTTCATCTCGTGAAATTCAGCAATTAACTTTTCATTGGGATCAACAATTTCACCCTTGCACTCAAAACAATATCGCGCTGCAATATCATTCTCGGCTTCACAGTGCGGGCATTTTTTATACGTCCAGCGATAATTGCACTGCACAAGCTGTCCAGCTACTATTGTCTTGGCTTGGCATCTGCGGCCAAAATGCGCGGGTATTGGCCCGAACTCTCCGTCTATTGCACGCCCGTCTAAATCGCAGAAATAACCGTGTTCGTTGATTTGGAACCCTGAATCATTTGGACGCGCCGAAAATATATTTTCTACACTACAAATCGGACACGTGCATCGTACAATCTCACCAACATTCTTTTTCGGCACAGATTTAATCGTTGGATCAAACACGTCACCATCGGGACAATGTCGCTCGATGTTTTCGGCGTAGTCTAAAATAAGGCAATCGTCTTTCCCTTCGCTTATCCTTAATCCGCGACCCATAATCTGCTGCATAAGTCCAACTGATTCCGTAGCCCGCAATATCGCAATTAGGTCAACATGAGGCGCGTCAAATCCCGTTGTCAGCACGGATACGTTCACCAGATACTTGAGTTCCCGCGCTTTAAACCGTGCAATAATATCCGCCCGTTCTGCCCGTGGTGTTTCGCCCGTTACAATCGCTGACAAGCCCGTAGGAAGGCTTGCAAGGCATTCATAGGCATGTTGCACCGTGGCGGCAAAGATCATCACTCCATGGCGCTCTCTGGCCTGTGAAACTATGTCTGCAATAATCATAGAGGTTTTGCGGCCTTGCCCGACGAATGCGCGGTCAACATCCTCTGCATCAAACTGCCCACGGCTATTAAGCTGCATGTCAAGCGTGTGATACGACTCCGCATGAATATTGCCAACTGTGGGATTTGTTAGGAACCCCATGCCAATCAAGGTTCGGGCAGTAATGCGGTCAACACACGCCGCAAAGTATGGCTCTTTCTTTTCATCCTCTGGCACTGGCCGCCCATTCGGCCATTGGTCAAAAATATATCCCTCGCCTAAACGAAACGGCGTGGCGGTCATACCGACAACGCGAAGGTTTGGGTTTTGTTCACGCAGTTCGTTAATGATTTTTTTAATTGTTGGGGTTACGCCGTGACATTCGTCTATAATGACCATAGCAAATTGCGACCCGAATTTACTGATTCTATTTGCTACAGTCATTGGAGTGCCGAATACAACAGGATGTCGCAGCGAGACCTGTCCAGTGCTTGCCGAAAACAGTGAGCATGGATTTCCTGTTGCCGCGTATTTCTCGCTGTTTTGCAAAACTAATTCTGCACTTGGTGCAAGGCAAAGCACATGCTTGCCATTAGATATGCGGTGAATAGTCTCAGCTACGGCTGCAATAATATGCGACTTTCCTGCACCCGTAGCCGCCTCGATCAGGCATGGCTCTGCTGTTCGTCGCACCCATTTGATAATAGCGTCATGCGCCGTTTGTTGGTAAGGGCGTAGCATCTAAACCGATCCTATCTATTGATAAATTTACATATTCTTCATTTAATTCAATAAGAATTGTATTTCGATTATTGTTACTCGCAACCAATCCTGTTGTTCCAGCGCCTCCAAACGGATCAAGCACAACACCATCAACGGGGCATCCTGCCAGCACACACGGTTCGATTAAATCAGGTGGAAAAGTTGCGAAGTGAGCGCCTTTAAAAGGCTTTGTTGTAACAGTCCAAACAGAACGTTTGTTACGCATTTCAGTATTTCCAACAGCTTTCATCGTTCCGTTTGTCTTAAATGGAACTCGATTGCTACCAACTTGAGCAGAAATATTTGGCTGAGTTAATCGAATAATCGAACTTGCAGCAACTGGTTCTTTAATCGCCTCATGATCAAAATAATATTTTGGTGATTTGGACAACAAAAATATATATTCATGCGCCTTTGTGCAACGATCTATCACGCTTTCTGGCATCGGATTTGGCTTATGCCAAATAATGTCCTGCCGTAAAAACCAACCATCCGCCTGCAATGCAAAAGCAACGCGCCAAGGAATGCCGATCAAATCTTTATGTTTGATTGATGTTCCTACAAAAGTTGATGACATTCTATTTTTTGCGCTTCCTTTAGGAACAAGAGTTCCTTCGCTTAAACCGAGCGTTGTGTCTGGAGTTGCTTTCCCATCTCGATATGACGCATAACTATCCCCAATGTTTAACCAAAGTGTTCCGTCATCTCGTAAAACGCGGCGCACTTCTCGAAACACATTGACCAACTCGGACACAAATTCATCTGGTGTAGGCTCAAGCCCCATCTGGCCTGTATGGCCATAATCTCGCAATCCAAAATATGGCGGAGATGTAACGCACGTATGCACTGATTGATCTGGCAATGTTTTCAAAACATCGCGGCAGTCTCCATTAAGTATTTTTATTGTCATCTTCTATCTCACATTCGCAGTGCCACATGAGCACTGAATAAATTGACCATTCGCAGATAAACATCCAGCCTTGTTTAAGACGCATTTCAATCTGCGAATAGGGAACATTGCGGTATAATCCCTCGCGGGTCATTTCTCTCTCTCAATTAAATATTGATCATAAAACATCCGAAGCGGCTTTAGGATCGTATCCATAAACGGCTTGTCGTATTTAACAGTCTCAAGTGATTCGCCCCGTGGTGCCCATTGGTAAAAGTCGCACCAGGTTCGTCCCATGACATACATCTGCAACTGAATCTGAGCATAATAATGCGTCTGTTGTTGCGCTGTTTTAAATTTAGGTTCAATCGCAGCCCGTAACCCAAATGGGCACTTAACCTCAATCATTCCATTATTTTCAAGCAATCCATCTGGGCTGCATCCCAGCCAATCCTCAAAAGTAAAAAATCCGCACTTTTGCACACGATTGCCCGTTTTTAATTCATATTGTTGAATGGCACCATCTTCATTAAATACGCCCCATTCAGTCGCAACATTGCCAGTAAATTCATTTGGCAATCCTTTATATTCATTGACCATCCGGCGCATAACGTCGGACGGTTTTTGAAATGGTGACAATCCCAATATGCCACCAACCGCCGAAGCAGTAATTCTGTATTTTCTAGCAGAGTACCACTCCGGCGAACGCTGTTCCATGATTCATCCATTTAAAAGAGAAAACTCAGGGCGGCAATAAATTATAAAATTTACTACCGCCCTGCAACCGTCTTTCCGGCCTGTCAGGTCTCCCCTTACCAATAGGGGAATAACTTGTTTTCACAAGACGGGATTCGAACCCATATTCTACTAAGTCTCGACCAACGAGCAGGAATTGCACCTGCACTACTCAAAAGCCTTGCGGCTAAACTGAATAAATAAGTTTATAATAATTTATCAACCCTCAAAAAGGAATATCGTCGTCAACAGGCTTTGCCTTCTTTGGTGCGGCGGCAGGAACATCAACCTTGCCAACTTTGGGCGAGACTGAAGCAATCCAGTTGCCAGAGGATTTGTCGCCTTTGTCGTTTTTCATCTCCCAAATCTTCGTCAAAATAGTCATGGGCTTATTGGTAAATGCACCAAGTGATTCGTCCGTAGGCGCACGACCCGCAGCCTTCAACTTTCCGCCTGTATTCGTGTCAATGGTTGACAACATTTTTAACGCCGTATCACGCTTTTTAGCGGGGTCTTTAGCGCGTGGGTCAGGATGCGTTGAAAACACCCACAATTTCTGAAACACCTTGCGGTTTTTATATTCAACAGGCTGCAATGCAGACCAGCGAAGCGAAACAAACTTATTTCCTTCACGATCCGTGTCGATCTTAGCTTCATCAATCACAGCTACAAGGCTCGTATTGTTTGGAATAGGCTCAAGATTTCCGCCCTCCATTTCAAACGAAGTTGTAGATTGTACTTCTTCGCCTGTGCTCAATTCCCAGAAATCACTCATTTTCTT